CTTCGTCTTGATTGAGTGCGGCAAGATTCTGGTATGTTCTCACTTATTGCACCTCAATTCCAAAGTGGTGTATATTCACGGCTTTGCTTTGTGATGTTCATCGTGCTAACAAAGTACCGTGTTGCATCCATTGCGTGGTCATTGTCTTTGATGGGTCTATCCTCATCCGCTTTCTGATCCCACGAATACAAGCCATATTCCTTGATTGTGCGGGTACAGCAATCGTTTACCTTGATTTTCCCTTGCTGTAATGCGGTTGCTGTCTTTTGGATTCCGTCAATTACATCATTACGGGCTTTCCTTACCTTGAACCGCCGCTTTTGCTTCACCAGAGCGATGAAGGATGTTGCGGAAGGGTCAATGATTAGACAATCAATGTAGCGGTCACCGGCAAGCTGTTCCAAGTCTTCATAATATTCTTGGTCTGTCTTCTGCTGTGCCGTTTCTCTGCCAGAATGGTAGAATTCATTGACTTGATACCAAACGCCATCACAAAAACCCCACAAGAGCATTGCTGTGGGGTTCTGTATGCCGTAGTCCATTGATATAACGTAACGGCTGTATTTTCGTTCTGTGGTTGGGACAATTGTGTCCTTACCAAACATCGGGTAAATGATGCCCTCCGCGATCACCCACAAGCCCCGGATATATCGGTCATAGAACACACCGGAATACATCGCCTTTGTGCGTTCTATCATCTGCGGCGTAAGAATCGGGTTATCTTCCAAAAGGAAATGCAAATGGGTTGTGCTGTCTTTCGGTTGCTCAATCCATTCTTTGTAAAAGTAATGATTCGGTGATTCCGGGTTGCAGTTGAACCAATACTTCGGATGTTCAAAGGAAATCGCACGGGACAACGCCTGTTCCACGAATGAGCGGGGCATCAGTGCGACTTCATCGAACAGAACACCGGCAAGCGTAATACCTTGGATAAGCATATACGATGATTCATCTTTGCCACCGAAGATGTAAAAATCGTTCTCTTTAGCCCCACAGCGAACCGTTAGCACCTTTGTTGATACTTTGTAAGACATCGTATAGGGCAAGCTTTCGTTCTCTTGTAGGGGCTTCAAAACGTTTCTTTCCGCACTCTGCACCGTTTTGCCACAGATAGCGAAATTCGTTCGGTCATAGTATTCCATCGCCCAGATAACAAAGGCAGCTGACATGAAAACAGTCTTACCGGAACGCACGGCACCGTCACAAATCAAATAAAGGTCATCGGAAACAACGAAGTCGAGAATCTGCGCTTGCTTTTCGGATATCTTATCAATCTTCATTGTTTCGCTTCCTTATTGCTTCGATTAGTGCATTGTGGCTTTCCGCCTGTTCGTTGCCGATTGCGTTTCCATCGTCCAGATATTCAAACATCAATGCGGCAGCTTTCGGATCACCCTTCATCGCTCTTGCCATCAAACCAACCACAACAGCCGTTTGATTGTCCGCATCATCCGTATCAATGCCCATTCGCTTTAACTTTGCTTTCGTTTTCGGGTCAGAAACAGGCAAAGACATTACAAGTTCCATCGCCTGTTTTACTGTTCTTTTACGGCGGCGGACAACTCCCGATTGTTTACCACCTCTCGACTGTTCTTCGACTGATAGTTTGTAACCGCCGGGAATAAGGTTCTGTTCATTCGCCATCCGTCACCACCTCTCTTTATGCAACGCAAAAAGGACACAACCCCGGTGAGAGTTGCGCCCCTTTTACGATACTTCTTTTTTTCGCTATTGTAATTATATCGGATTATTTCACTAAACTTCAATCAACCTTTTCCGTTTTTTCCTCGGAATCCAGTATTTTTTGAAGATTTCTCAGAGCCTTACCCCGCAGCTTCCCAATGTTCTGTTCCGTGCATCCCATGCCGTCTGCAACTTCCGTCCAAGTGTAATACCATGATTGCCCTTTTTGGCGGTTCTTGCGCTTTCTGACGTACAGCCAATGCAAAACCTCATATTGCCTTAGTGGGAGCATTTCGATATGTTTGATAACATCTTGCTTGGCATCCACATACTCATCGATTTGGGCATTGGTTCTGTTCTGGGCTTCGATGATTTTTTTAACAATGCCTGTCATGTTGTCCGGGTCACTGGAACCGTGTGGCATACCGCTATAATTTGCGGTAATGCTAGTTGCTAACGCCCACAGTTCCCGTTCTTCGTCCCGCTTTTTCTCTATTCTGGAATCAAGCTTTTTCAGTTGTTCCACATATTCTTCGGCTTGCACTATGTATCACCTTCATTCGTTTTCTTCCTCAAACTCACCAATTAAGTCATCGGGATCGTGCTGATATACACGGCATTCCGGGCATTCCCGTAATTTCACATTGATTGTTTTACCGCACACCGGACATTCTATTTCGCCAAGCCGCATGTACCACCGTTGCAGTTTCATGTTCATCGTCTTCTGAACCTCAAACATTACCATCGGGGTGTTAAGATTCAAAACCTCAAGACAAAGCGAAATATCCGCTATTTCCTCCAAGAGATTTTTGTATGCTTCAGACCGCTTGACCGGGGTGGGGTTCTTTCCGTCATACACCCGGCGCAACTTCAACGCCGCCTTTGCCAGTTCCGAACATTCCTCCGCAAGCTGTGCAAGCAATTCTTCTTGCGGCAGCTTCTCCCGGATAAATTCAACGGGATCGCCGTGATTATTATTCGTTTCCATCATCGCTTTCCTTTCCTTTTGGTTCGTAAAAATAACATACGCATATTTGACAATTAAGGAAGTTCGACCGCCTACGTTGTTCCGTTGAGCAAGCTTTGCAATAATTGATTCCGTTCACCTTGTCATAATTCGCACAGTCATATTTTACGCCTGTTTCACCGAACCTTTGCCGCAACTGTTCCCGGCTCTGCTTGACGTATTCTTCGAACATCACTTTTTTTTCCTTTTCTTGAACGGTTTGTTTCTTTTGGGGTCTGCTTTGGAATTGGGGATGTACGTTGTTTTCATCCCGTAAATTCTAGCTTTTGCCATACTCACCGACCCTTTCTGTGCATGCACTTGTGCGCACGTTCGATGGAATCATACATACTGCTATTCAAATCCACACGAACTTTACGCCTTTTGCTGATTTCTGCCATGGTGGAATCGTATTCCGCTCGTTGTGCCTTGTAGGATTCGCATTTGCCGTGACAACCGGGTGTGCGTTTCTCGCAATTAAGACAACAAGTAATTTTAAATCTAGCCATCACTAAACCCCCGGCTTAAAGCCATGCTCAACCAACCACATCATGGAATCAATTTTCTGTTCAAGTGTGGCAGAATCAATAGCTGTTATTGCTTTGTGAACACCCGCCCAAAATACTGTTTCATTCTCTGGGATTTGCACGTTATTCTTGCGAAGGAATTCCACGATCTTCTCTTTATCCAAAGAAAGAAGTGATTCATCCCGTTCTTTGACAAATTTCTTATGATTCATTGTCTTGTTCCTTTACATCCGTAATTAACTCAATAGCCACAGCAAGTGCGTGTCCGCAACCTAACGCAACTTTTTCATCAGTAAACGTTAATGGAGATAAATTCACAGCAAGTCTGTAAATAAGCTTCAATTTTTCAGCATCAGTCATGGGCTTTCCTTTCTCCACAAGGGAACATCTCATAGCATACGCCGCCATTTCTAACGCACATCGGAACAAGTTCGAATTTGAATTCGGGACATACTTCAATAACCTTCTTGCAGATCATTGCGACAAGTTCCCTTGTTTCCTTTGATGCCAACTTGCAAAGCCGCTTGTTTGCAATGGTAATCAGTTCTTCACCGTTTACGCTCCACATCATGTCAACGGGTGCTTTCTGCGGTGCGTTTTCTCTGTCATAATCGCTCTGACGGTCATTCCGCTGTGTTCTAACGTAGGGCTGTGCGTGAACATGGCGGCAAAGATGGACACTTACCCAATATGGAACGTCTGTCAGATAGAAAACAAACCGCAGCTCCCGGATGGGGGAATGTCTAGCCCGGAGCATATCCCGCTTGAACTTCTCCGTAGGCGGTACATTGGTTTCCTTACCGACTGTAACAAGGGTACATTTCTTTACCAACAGCCATTCTTCCGTGGTGGGATATTTGATAATTTCAACGTTCATTGTCTTTCCTTTCTGTTTCCATGACGTACTGTACAGCCAACTTGTTTAACACATGGGTAAAGTCAATCAAATCGCCGTCACCACCAATAATCCTGTCAAACAGAACATTCATTGCAATAAGCATTGCAGTGAAATCTTCCGTAACGTCATTGCTAAGTTTAATAGCAGAAAACATTTCAAGTTCCCGGCTTTCTTCATCTCTGTATACATCAGACAGAGCCGCAAGAAAGTGCATTGCTTTTTCTTTAATATTTTCCATTGTTATTTCCTTTCTCTGTAAGCACACCAAAAATCCGGTTTCACAAATCTGCCCAAACTGATACAAACATAACAACCGTCAAATTCATCCCACACATAGTGTTTGCAATCTTTGCACTGCACCGGAATGGTCACACCGTTTGCAAGGAAAAAATCTGCAATTTCTTCCGCTCCGGGAATATAGCACAGTAAATCAATCAGTTTTTCTCTTTCAGTCATTGTCTTTCCTTTCTTCACGAATCTTTTCCAGAAGTTCCACTATGCAGTCATCACACAATGCAACATTGATTCCGTGGTTTTGGGCTGTAAAATAAAAATCATGTACATCATTCTGTGAATGGCAACAATTGCAATGCCTCCATATGTCGGATTTTTCAATTCTTATCATTACATTTCCTTTCTCCGCAGAAACAGAAATCGTCCGCATTCAGCATCTTCCAATCGTTGCTCTCCCACGGATGGCAAAAACCACCTTTTGAATCAACGAAGTGTGAATGATGATAGCACCATCCGGTTTCTTCGTGCCAATGCTTGCAATCCTTACACCGTACCACTTCCACGGCATCCACGGCGGGGACTTCGTTGATAGAATCCAACACGCTTTTGGTTTCTCCATGTCCGAGAAAATGAAGATTCATAAACCCAATTGCGTCCTTCACTGCTTCACGATCCACCAAATCAAACCGTTTTTTAGTTTCCATCTTTCTGCTCCTTTGCTTTGATATAATCCGCAATCTGCTTGCAGTTATATCTGCCGACACATTTCTTTTCATCGCACCAAGGGCAGACAACCCATGCAGCTTGTGATTCTGCATCTCTCATTCTTTTGACCTCCTGTTCCATTCCCAAATTGCTCGTTCTTCTTCCAAATAAGCGTTTATAGAAGCACCGCAAGCACAACACTGAATCTTCGTATACGAAAAGCCTAATTCTCCGACCATTTCAGTTTTAATAATGGGGCTTTCATCACCGCAAAACGGACACGGTTTCAACTCTGCCATAATTCTTCCTCCATCGGCTTATTAAGCCATTCCAACATACAACAAATGCACCGTACCGGGGTTATGCCGTTGTCCAAATCATCGTGACAACTTTCTTTGTTCTGGCAGAACGGTATATGTACTTCGCAATCGTGAGCTGCCATGAGCATCCGGGCAATCTCTTTATCTGTCATAGCCCGGAATCGTTCTAAATTGGTCATGGGCTTTGCATGGTCTATCAGCCGCCGTGCAAACTTTTCTGTTGCTTTGTAATGCTCTTTGCTATCGGTTTTAATAATGACCTCAAAAGAAGCGTTTCCGTGATTCCGTGTAATAAATTCAGTCATGGTTATTCCTCCACGGGCTGATTAAGCCACGCCAAAACGCATTTTTTGCAGTTATGGGG